CTCTATTTTGTAAAAGACTAGCTATACCCTCTTCTATTTTTGTCAACCTATCATCAAAACCTTGAAATTGATTGTTTTGCGGTGCAGAGGGCACAGGTATTTCTATAGGATTGTTACCAAAAATATCTTCTCCTACTCCTTGATTTGGTAGTGTGCTCGTAATGTCTCTAGAATCTCCCGAACCAAATCCAATAGGAAAAGCATTATTATCGGGAATCATAGAATCTCCTCTTTCAATAGTTGCTAAAGGTCCACTTCCTTGTTGTGCTATTCCTTGATCAGGAAATTGTATTAGATCACCCTTACCAATTGACTCTAAATATTTTTTAAAATTACTTGCATACGAGCCAGACCCACTCATCTCTTTACCTTTATATGTGTAAGGTACAACATTTGCTGTTGAAGCTCTCTCATAAAAATCAGAGTCCATGTACCCTTGCACCAACGGATCGTCTGACTTTGGTCTAAGATTATCAAGTATTCCTGGTAAAGGTGTTTGTTCAGATACGGGCACACTAGGTGGTGTAACCTGAAAAAAAGCAGAAGGTCCTTTATCAAACATTGGATTTGCTTGTTGAAGTGGTTCCCGACCAAGTTTATATTCTGGTATTTTATTACCTGCAGCTAAAAAATCTTCGAGGTTAGAAAAACCAGCTGCAATTTGTCCAGGATCATTGTCAGCAACATATCTTCCCATATCACCTGGTTGACGAAAACTTAGCATTATCTACCACCATCAGGTTTTACATCTAGTCTTAGCGTACCATAACGCCAATTTGCACCAACATCAGTGCTTCTAATGTCAACATTAGCTTGTCTGCCTCTGCCACGCAAATCAAATTTTTTAGTTGTAGTGTTTATATTTCTTGTAATTGTCGTTGCTGTTTCTGACGGGAAGGATTTAAAACCTAGTTTTATTGTTGCGTCCCCAACTTGATCTTTAAAATCTGGTATGCCTCTGCTGATAGAAAGCATTTGTTGACCATCTTGTATGTCAAAGTCACCAGAAGTTATAAATGCAGTCATGGCTGTGCCATCATCATCAAATCCTATTTCATGTTCATAGAATGTTGATGCACCATTTGTTAAGCCTTTTACCGTTGGAGTTGTTGCAATGTTGTTAGGAAAATATTTTGTTGCATAAGGTTGTTGGTAGACACCGTAATCTGACCAAGTTGTTCTGTCCAAATTTGACGTGTACCAAGTTTTTTCCAAGTAATTATATGTTACAGCTCTATCTATTTGTGTTGATGCTGCAGAAGGATAAAACCAAGTTATTTCATTAAATTCAGAGTTAATACCTGCATATGTTTCAGGATAATTTGCAATGCTAAAATCTTCAAATACATAGTCTTGTACACTGCACGGTAATTTTTTGACTGTACCATCATAAAGATAAAATGAATTTTGTGACATCCAATAAGCAACACCATTAATGTCCACAGCTGAGTGCACACCAACAGCACCACAATTGGCGCCAAGCTCAACTAATGAAAATGTGAAAGGAGCGCCTACAAACTGCAGCGCATGTAAGGAATTGTCTGTCCACACTAATACGGCGTTTCTAGACCTGACTGCAGCTACTATTTTTGAGCCATCCTGTATTCTAAATGAACCAGAAGTATTAGTTGCTGTTGGTGTCCATGTTGTAAAGTCTTCTTGTGAAGAAAACCGTAAAAATAAATCATCTTGTGTACTACTGTCACCAATAGTTGTTTCAGTGCCAAATAAAAATATGTGTCTATCAGGCATGGAAACTAAATTAAATCTTGAATTAGTAGGAGCTTGAGAAATTACAGCCGCTCTTGTTGATAAACCAGCTGATGTGTCCCATCTAAATGTACCACCTTTATGAACCGTAGCTATTAAATCTTCACCAAAATTATCAAAACTCCAATTACGACCATCCAACGTAACTGTAGATGTAGATCTTGGAGTATTCCAAGTTAAATTATTCCATGTTCCAATACCCCAACCATAGCCATATACAGAAGCATCTGGTCCAATACTAATCTGATAATTAATGTTACCAGTGCCTCCACCTCCAGAAGTAGATCCAGAGGCATTACTAGTTTGTGTTACAACATAACTATTTGAGTTTGTAATAGATGTAATCTCAAACTCTGCATTCATATCAAGTCCATCTATTGCAGAAAAAGAATCAAAAGTTACAAAATCACCAAGTGAAGCTCCATGACCATTATCTGTTACAGTCACGTTGTTTGTTCCATCCGTAGTAAAAGGATTAGAAGCACTACTTGTTGTTTTTCTTATCGGTGTGACGTCAGCTATCGTACCCTCTGTATAAATATAAAATTTTCTATCTGTTCCGAGAGCCGTGTATCTTACACCACTTAAATCCGACCATGCGTGTATGTCTCTTGCTACTCCTATAATTGTGTCATTAACAAGTTTCTGCCAACCACCTACTTTTTGAGGTAATCCGTAATGAAATCTTACGTTGTCTGCATCTATCCAACGACCTTCAGCACCATATTCAGTATTCTGTTTATCGATACCAGGTTGAAATTGTAATTTTGTTAATGGCATTACATCCTCAAATATCTAAAAACTATTTCACCAGCACCTCCAGCACCTCCAGATGAAGAGCCAGGTTCCGTGCCACCGCCACCGCCACCTGCACCTCGTGTGCCTGCAGTTCCACTTACATTACCATTTGGTCCACCAGTTCCTCCAGTGGTGCTAGATCCAGCAAAAGAATCTCCTCCATCGCCACCACCAATAGTACAGTTGTCACCGCTACAGTTACCAGGGTTAGCCCCTGCTGTGCCATCTCCCTGTTGATTAAAAGTCCCTCTTGGACCACTTGTAAATGTGGTAATATTAAGACCATCTGTAGTTGTGCCAGAAGATATTGCACTGGCAAAACCAGACCTCGTACCACCTGTGCTAGGGTTATTAGTACGTAATTGACCTTGAACACTTCCTCCTGATACTGAAGCAGCCCCTCCACCACCTAAAGTAAATATAGGTCCTGTTGTAGCTCCAGATAAAGTTGTTTCTCCGCCTGTTCCAGAAGATCCGTTATAAACTCCTGTACCAGCGGCACCACCTGATCCTATTACTAAGGTAAGTTGTTCTCCACCAGTAACTGCAAAAACCATGTCTGATATAAAAGCACCTGATGCTCCACCTGGTCCAGCAGATTCACCTCCTACTTTATCATAATCGGCTCCACGATAACCTCCAGAGCCACCACCAACAGCAGATTGTATATGTATGCGATTAGCTAAGGCTGGAACTCTATCTGTAAAAGTACCTGCTGTGGCAAATGTCTCTAAATTAGTTGTGAGAAAAATGTTATAAAATTCTTTCCACACTCCGCTAGTTTTAACGTAACCATTCAAAACTGTTTTATTAGTAAAACTTGTAGAGTCTCTACAATATAATTGATCAGGGTTATCTCCTGATGTGTCTAATTCTCTCCAGTCCCCACCATCTTTGACATACATTGGCATGGCACTTTACGATACTTTCAACCAAATATCTCCGTCGCTACCGCCCGTAGGATTACCTGTGCTTACAGTTCTATTACCGTTGGCATTTGTGCCTGCAGTAGCAGAAATAAAAGCTTGAACGTCTGAACCGATTGCAACACCTAGATTTGTTCTTGACGTGCCTGCAGCAGATACGTCATTAAGGTTGTTTGTTGGTTTCAAAACATCTGTAACAGCAGCACCAGAAAATTTATATTTAATAGATTCGTATGTAGGCATATTATTTCTCCAGTAGTTTCCAACCATGTGTTGCACCAGAGTACACAAGAGCAAAAGCTGCTCCTTCTGTTGCAACCGTAAGGTCCGATGTTTGTCCATCTATCTTATGACTATTTCTCCCAATAGTCAAATTAGCTGTGTCAAAAGTATTTGCTAGGTCTACAAATCGTATCTCATCACCAACACTCGCCGATGCTGGTAACGTAATTGTAAAAGCACCACTAGTTGTATCTGCAAATATTTTATCTCCAGCAAAAGCTGTATATGTGGTAGTTTTTGTTAGCCAATCACTACCTTGTGTTTGTATTTCAAACCAGTTTGTAGCATCCGTAGATAAAAAAACGTTTCTATTAGGATTAATAACAAATGTATTACCACTCGCTCCAAGTCTAGCAGTAATTTTTTTTGTTGTGCTTGCATTTCTTAAAAAGTATAATTTTTCTACAGCAGGAAATTGTATAATAAAATCTGAAGCATGTCCTGAAAATATAATTGCCGCTTGTCTAGCTTCGTTGGCTGTCTGTGCACTAGGACCATTACCACTTGTAAGTGAATAAGGGCTAGATTGTGAGCTTAAATCTCTAGTATATACACCAGCAATTGACTGCTCCAATGACTGGGAGAAGTTATTATTAGTGATATTACCCCAGTTGTTTGACTGCTCACCAGAGCCAATGAGCTCTATTTTTAACCTTGTTGAAAATGTTGACGCCATATCTTATCCTAACACATTACGCTGCTTCTGACCAGACCATTGTTGCAGCATCATCTACCTCTCTCCAAGTGTATTTAGCCACTGTACCAACTCTAGACTGCATAGTTTGACCTGTTGGTATGATCGTTGCAGTTCCTGAAATTGTAGGAGACCCTACAGCAGTTACTGCACTTAGTCCAGTTGGTAGTGCTACCGCTGATGTTGAAATACTTGGTGATCCGACAGCCGTGGTTCCTGTAACACCAGCAGGTATTACGAGAGCTCCAGCCTGTACAGTTGCTGCACCTTGACTAATTGTACCAGTTTGACCTTGAGGTATGACCGCAAGAGCCACACCAAGTGAACCAGGAGCCATGGTTGCTGATACGCCAGTTACGTTTACTGTTTGATTTAATGTTACCTGTCCTACTGCTGTGCTAGCCGATACACCATTTGGTGTTACCACAGTTGCTGGGGTTGCTGCTCCGAGAGCCGTGGTTATTGGAAGACCACTTACTCCTACTGTGATTCCTGAACTAATTGATGTAGAACCTACACTTGATGATATACTAAAACCACTTAACGCTACCGTTACTGATCCAGATACACCCTGTGAGGCAAAAGCTGCCTCGGCGAAACTTGAGGCCGCAAAGGTCATTTACTTTGCGTCCTCTATAGCCTGTAATCTATCCATTTCTGCTTTTATATCTGCTTTAGAAATTGGAGTTGTATCTTCTAACCAATTAATTTCTGCATTATCAATATCAACACCACTTGATGCTTTAATATTAAATAAAGCGTTTGAATTTAAACTTAAAATAGCGTCATCTATATGTATAATCATGCTGAAATCTCCATAAGCACCATTGATGACTCATCACTTGATGAATTATTTACTCTTGCTGCTCCTGTACCATTTGCATAATTTGCAAATTGTGTTTTGTATGTAACTGCTGAGGTAGTGTTAGGTGAGTCTAAATAAAAGAAAGCTGAACTCCCAAAATCGTTTCTTGTACCTTCCTCTGTTTCTCCACCAATAGTTTGAAATTGGTCTAACTCTGTTGAATCTCTTAATAAATTTAATTTAACTCCAGTATTACCAGAAGCTTTAACAGATTTTTGTTCAACCATTACTAGAATTTTGCTAGAACTTGATGATGGAGTAATTGCTTGAGTTAATGATGTATCGGTAAATGTACTTGAAGAAGTAGCTGTGTATGTTCCATCTATTTTATTTATAACTTGTAAAACCTTACCAGGAGAAAAGCTTGTAGCACCTGTACCACCATTACCTGTAGCAAGCGTACCTGTAACGTTAGTCGCTAAATTTACTGCTTGATTCAGTCCTAGTCTAGTTAGTGCCATTACGGTTTACTCCATATTGAATGTTTGTAGGTTTTATTTGGAAACTCACCTTGCATTTCCAAAAGTTCATCATATTCAGCTTCAGTTGTATATGTCTGTGGCAAATCTCTTAGACTTTGACGCCAGGTTTTAATGGTGTCTGGCATTATGACATCAGAATTTGAATACCAATCTGTTTCTTGTAATTTTTCTAATCTTAATTCTTTTATTAGTGTAAGTTTTCTTTCAGCAGATTTACTATTCCAATCATCAATTTCAGATTGTCTTGCTGTTTTTTCTGCGTCTGTTAGTTTGACCCTAACACCATTTAATAATTTATACTCTGATATACTCATTATGTTTTATTCATCCCATAAATTGCGTAATCGTAATAATTTATATCTGAATTTGTGTAATATACTTTAAACCCATCAAAATCATCACCACTACCTTGATTTCCATAAAAACCTGCACCTCTAAAACTTCGCCAAACTGAGTCTTGTCTATAATTTGAATTTTCAGATAATAAAGTTGCTACATTACCTTCATCTCTTGCTCTAGGATCAATAATAGTTAATACTGTAATATCGCCTAGGTTTGCATTGCTATTGGCATTGTTAAATAAATTATGATAATCAAGATTAATACTTTGATTTGTAACTATAATACTAGAACTACTACTTGAAGTTTGACTAACACAAGAAACATAAGTGTAATAACTATCTGTTCTATCTGAGCCAGATTTTCTCCATCTAAAACGAAAGTCACCTCCAGATGTAGGTGCGTTAGTCCACATAAATATTCTATAATAATCATAAGTGTCACTAAAAACATTATCCAAAGATATATTACCAACATTAGAACTACCAGAAGCACGAGTTATTAAAGTCATAGCACCACTAGGCAAATTAGATTTCTGTACATGTTTAAATGCATTAGAATCTGCTGAGTCAGCTATTAAAAACTTATCAGCATCAACAAGTGTTGTTTTCTCTGAAGCACCTGTAATAATACTTGTCGGTAATGTTACAGTTCCAGCGCTAAGATTAGTTGTATCACCTGCTTCACCAATTTGTGTATTGGTCCCTGACGCTGGTGTAATCTTATCTACTTTTAGTTCACTTGTCATCTACGCTCCTATCAAAGCCCTAA